GCCTCATCCGGTTCATCTGGTTCTACAGGTTCATCAGGCACATCAGGTCGTAGTGGTTCATCAGCCTCTTCAGCCTCTAGTGGTTCTTCAGGCTCTAATGGTTTATCAGGTCAAAGCGGTTCTTCAGCTTCATCAGGTTCAACAGGAACTTCAGGTTCAAACGGTATAAGTGGCTCTTCAGCCTTATCAGCTACATCTGGTACTTCAGGCTCATCAGGTACAACTGGTATTGATGGAGTTTCTGGAAGATCAGCCTCAAGTGGATCATCAGGATCAAGTGCTACATCAGGAACATCAGCATCCTCAGCTACTTCAGGTTCATCTGGTACTTCAGGATTAAGTGGAACTAGTGCTTCTTCAGCTACTTCGGGTTCATCAGGTTCAAGTGGTACATCAGCTTCATCAGGTACTTCAGGCTCATCCGGAGTTTCAGGAACTTCAGGATTAAGTGGTACTTCAGCATCTAGTGCTTCATCAGGTACATCAGGTTCAAATGGTTTATCAGGTCGAAGTGGATCAGGAGCGTCAAGTGGGTCATCTGGTTCATCAGGTATAAGTGGTTCATCTGGTTCTTCAGGAGCATCTTCTGGTACTAGTGGTTCATCTGGTTCTTCAGGTAGTGCTGGTTCATCAGGCACCTCTGGTAGAAGTGGTTCTTCATCATCTTCAGCTTCAAGTGGTTCAACTGGTTCAAGTGGCTCATCTGGAACCTCAGGTGTATCAGGTGTATCTGGTCTTTCAGGCACTTCAGGCTCATCTGGTTCATCTGGTACTTCAGCATTTTCAGGTTCATCATCATCAGCGGGTTCTTCAGGTTCAACAGGTGCAAGTGGAACTTCTGGAAGAAGTGGTTCATCAGCTTCAAGTGCTTCATCTGGTACAAGTGGTTCATCAGGTATAAGTGGTACTAGTGGTCTAAGTGCAACCTCAGGTTCATCAGGAACTAACGGTTCAACCGGTGTTTCAGGTACTTCAGGTCTATCAGGAACAAGTAGTTCTTCTGGTACTTCAGGTTCATCAGGTGTTTCAGGTACTTCAGGTTTAAGTAGCACAAGTGGTTCATCTGCAACTTCAGGATCATCAGGTGTCTCAGGAACAAGTGGTTTAAGCGCTACTTCAGCTTCATCAGGTAGTTCAGGCACATCTGGTTCAAATGGTTTATCTGGCAGAAGCGGTTCAGCTGCCTCATCTGGCTCATCTGGAACTTCAGGTTCAAATGGTTTATCAGGTCAGAGCGGTTCAAGTGCTTCTAGTGGTTCAACTGGTACTTCAGGTTCAAATGGTATAAGCGGTTCTTCAGCTTTATCAGGTACCTCAGGCACTTCAGGTTCATCAGGTACTACTGGTATAGACGGAGTCGCTGGTAGATCAGCTTCAAGTGGATCATCTGCTACCTCAGGCTCATCAGGAGTATCAGGTACAAGTGGTCTAAGTACCACATCTGGTTCTGCTGGAACATCAGGTTCAACAGGTGCTAGTGGTACCTCAGGTTTAAGCGGAACTAGTGGATCATCAGCTACATCAGGTTCTTCTGGTGTAAGTGGTACTTCAGGTGCTTCAGGAACTTCAGCTTCATCTGGTTCATCTGGCTCATCTGGTGCAAGTGGAACATCCGGTAGAAGTGGTTCATCAGGTTCTTCAGGTGCTTCATCAGGATCATCAGGTTCTTCAGGTTCTTCAGGAGCTACAGGCACTTCAGGTAGAAGTGGTTCAAGTGCTTCAAGCGCCTCATCGGGTTCATCAGGTACTTCAGGTACTTCAGGCCGGAGTAGTTCTTCTGGTTCATCCGGCTCATCAGGTGCCTCAGGTACAAATGGAGTTAGTGGAACTTCAGGAACATCAGGAGCTTCATCTGGTTCATCAGGTGCCTCAGGTACTTCAGGTAGAAGTGGTTCTTCAGCATCTAGTGCTTCATCAGGTTCATCTGGTGCCTCAGGCACTTCAGGTACTTCTGCTTCATCAGGAGCTTCAGGTACATCTGGTACAAGTGGATCCTCAGGTGTAAGCGGTACAAATGGTATTAGTGGTTCTTCAGCTTTATCAGGTACCTCAGGCACTTCAGGTTCAAGTGGTACTACTGGTATAGATGGTGTAGCTGGTAGATCTGCATCTTCAGGCTCAAGTGGTGCTTCAGGTACAAATGGATCTTCTGGTGTAAGTGGTACTTCAGGAATTTCAGGTACTTCAGGTTCATCTGGCTTATCAGGAACAAGTGGCTCATCTGGTTTATCAGGAACAAGTGGTTCATCAGGGCTAAGTGGTACTTCAGGGATTTCAGGAACTTCAGGTTCATCTGGTTTATCAGGCACATCTGGTTCTTCAGGACTAAGTGGTACTTCTGGTCTTTCTGGAACAAGTGGCTCATCTGGTTCATCAGGTGCCACAGGTACATCTGGTTTATCTGGTCGAAGTGGTTCATCAGGCTCAGCAGCTTCTTCAGGTAGTTCAGGCTCAAATGGTCTATCAGGTAGAAGTGGTTCTAGTGCTTCATCTGGTTCATCTGGTTCCTCAGGCGCCTCAGGTCGTAGTGGTTCATCTGCCTCAAGTGGTTCATCAGGTACATCTGGTTCTTCGGGCTCATCTGGTATTTCAGGTGCTTCGGGTACTTCAGGTTTAAGTGGAACTAGTGGTTCATCAGGAACATCAGGCTCATCTGGTTCATCAGGAGCCTCAGGTACAAATGGTTCTTCTGGTATAAGTGGTACCTCAGGTATTTCCGGAACATCTGGTTCATCTGGTTTATCAGGAACAAGTGGTTCATCAGGGATAAGTGGCACTTCAGGAATTTCAGGTACTTCAGGTTCATCAGGTTTATCAGGTACATCTGGTTCTTCAGGACTAAGTGGTACATCTGGTTCTTCAGGTATAAGTGGAACCTCAGGAGCTTCAGGTACTTCAGCCTCTTCAGGTTCATCTGGTGTAAGTGGAACTTCAGGCAGAAGTGGTTCTTCAGCATCTAGTGCCTCATCAGGTTCATCAGGTACCTCAGGCCGTAGTGGTTCATCAGCTTCTTCAGGCTCATCTGGTGCCTCAGGTACCTCAGGCCGTAGTGGTTCATCTGCCTCAAGTGGTACATCAGGCTCATCTGGTTTAGCTGCCTCAGCAGGTATTAGTGGTAACTTATTTGCATTCTATCCATTTACAGGAGTATATGCTTCATCTTCTAATACAATCCAGAGTACTAACTTAATTTATTATGATATACCAAATACTGAAATTGGTATAGGTCCTGGTGTATTTACAACAGCCTCAGCTGGCCCTACAGCGTTATTACACGTTTCAGGTGCTAGTAACTTCCCATTATTTAGAGTAGGATCACCAGCTAACTCTAATATCCTATTTGTAACTGGTAGTGGTAGAGTAGGTATTGCAACTACTAACCCAGTTGAAGCACTTCATGTTGTTGGTAGTGGTAGATTTGAAGGTAGTTTAGATTTAGGTCATGGGGCAGATAGTGAATATTCTTTAGAAATAGGTAATGGTAGAACTGGTAATGGATTCGCTTATATTGATTTAGTTGGTGATACTACTTACCCAGACTATGGTTTTAGATTAATTAGAGGTAATGGTGGTGCTAACACTACTAGTACAATTACTACAAGAGGTACTGGTACTTTCCTTTTAGAAACAAATGAAGCTGCTCCTATAGTATTTAACACAACAGCTGCTGAAAGAGCAAGAATAGCAGCTGGTGGTAATTTTGGTATAGGTACTAACAACCCAGTCTATAAACTTCAAGTAACTACTGCTGGAGCTGTAGATGGTATAGCATTAGATGGTTCAAATAACTTTGTATTTGCTATCTTAGAATCAGGAACAGCAAGAGGATATTCACCTGCTTTCCCAACATCACCAGGAGCATTCTCAACAGATTCTAACACTAGAGACTTTGTTTATAGAGTAGAAGCGGCAACCCAAAGATTCCTATTTAATACAAACGCAGGTACTGGTGGTTCTACATTAGCTATAACTGGTTCTAGAGTAGGTATTACTAAAGTAGACCCAACAGGCTCATTCCATATAAACAGTGCTGAACAAATAGCGCTCCAAATTGACAGTACTACAGCGAATAATTTATTCTTTGTTTCTAGTTCAGGTCAAATAGGTATTGGTTTGGGTGCTTCCCCTACTTTACTAAATCATAAACTAGTAGTATTCTCAGGTTCAGTAGCATTACGTGGACCTAATGACGCCGCATTTTCATTCCGTTTAAATGATACTGGTAGTACTAACCGTAACGCTTTATATGTTAGCTCTTCTAACTACCTAGCTTTAGGTAATATTAGCTATACAGGTCTAGAATTATTCCATACAGGAAGTGATCCTACTAGATTTGATGGTAATAATATAGATGGATATTATGGTAATGGAGATGGAGGAAGATCATATATGTCTTATCCTGAAAAATGGTTAGCGATTAGAGTTAATAATATTAGATATGTAATACCAATGTATCAAGTATGACCCCTTTAACCCCAGAACTAGAAAAAAAGATATTAGCTGAAGGAGGCATTATACATGAAGTTACTTTAGAAGAATTTCAAAAAATAATGTCTGAAGGAGAAGTCTTAACTTCAAAACAAGTTAAAGAGCAATTTAATATTTATAATAAAAAATAATTATGTCCCATAAACTTGTATCAAATCAAGCTGTTGTGTACAATGCTCAAACACAAGCATCTTCTATCTTAACTATCACCCCTCAAGCTACTTCTTTTAATGATAATGCACCAACAACTTCAGAAGAAGAAGCACACACTGTATCTGTAAGTAGTATTGTTTGGGTTGAATATGGAACAAGTGAACAACAATATATAGATAGAATAAACTTTGTTCTTGACTCTATAACTTGGGATAATTTTTATGACTCACAAAAGTCATCTTTTTTAACAACTAGTTCTTATGATAACACACTTGAGACAGTTCTTGAGTATATTAAACTTAATTTAACACCACTTTACGGTTTACCCTCTTCTTCTTGGACTATAGAAATGTAAACTTGGAGTGTTAAAATAAAGTAATTATATTATAAAATAATCTATTAAAAATAAGTTACAACATGACTGAAGTAAAAAAATTAACAGACGAGGAAATTCAAAAAATTAATGACCTACAACAAAAGCGAGAAGCTTTAGTAACTGAGTTAGGTCAAGTTAATTTAGCTAAACTTAATCTTGAAGAAAGAGAAAATAAAGCTAGAGAATTTTACGGTGAATTGTTAGTTGAAGAAACAACACTTGGTAAAGAATTAACTGACAAATACGGCTCAGGTCAAATTAATTTAGAAACTGGAGAGATTACTATTACCCAGCAATAAATTATTTAGATGAAAAGGTTATTATACATAACCCCTCACCTATCTACAGGGGGTTTACCTCAATATCTTCTTAAAAAGATTCAATTACTCATAAATGAGTATGATATTCACTTGATTGAATGGTCCAATCATAGTGGAGGTCTTTTTGTTGTACAACGAGATCAACTTATTGAACTTTTAGGAGATAAATTTTATGAGTTAGGAGAAAATAAATCTAAAATTTTTGACATAATCAAAGATATATCTCCTAATGTTATCCATTTAGAAGAATTCCCTGAATTTTTTATGGATTCCTCTATAGCAAGACAATTATATAGTCAAGATAGAACTTATTCTATAGTTGAAACTTCTCATGATAGCTCATTTACTCCAGACCAAAAACAATTCTTCCCAGACCATTATGCCTTTATCTCAGAATGGCATAACCAACAATATGATACTTTTATCCCTAAAGATATAGTTTATTATCCTATTGAGTATAAAGAAAGGCCTGATAGAAAAGAGGCTCTAGAAGAACTAGGATTAGATCCCTCTAAAAAGCATATCTTACATATTGGTTTATTTACTCCTCGCAAAAACCAAGCTGAATTTTTTGAGTATGCTAAAGCATTACCTGAATATGAATTCCATTGTGTAGGTAATCAAGCTGGTAACTTCCAACACTATTGGCAACCATTAATGGAAAATAAGCCTTCAAATGTTAATGTTTGGGGTGAAAGATCAGATGTAGATAAATTCTATTCAGCAATGGATTTGTTTTTGTTTACCTCTAGAGGAACAAATACAGATAAAGAGACAATGCCCCTAGTAATTAGAGAAGCTACTTCATGGAAAATGCCTACTCTAATCTATAACCTTCCAGTTTACTTAAACTATTGGAATCAATTTGATAATATAGATTATTTAGATTTTACTGATTTTAAAGCAAACTGTAACCTTATTAAAGCATATCTTAATGATGCTCCTATTAAGGAAATTTTTATAGTTTCTACTTATCCTATAAATGATTCAATTACTCAAACAACTAAACAATGTGTTGAGGCTTTAAAAAAAGAAGGTAAAACTATAATGTTAACCTCTCATATTCCTATACCTGAGGAATTAGCTGATTTAGCTGACTATGTTGTAGTAGATAAAAACAACATCTTAACTAAACATACTTATTATAGCAACTTTTGGACTCAATACCCAGAATACAAAGTACATGTTAATTTAAGAGGTAATGACAATGACATTTATCATGGCCCTACAGTCTATACAAACTATCGTAATGGAGTTGCTTTAGCTGATAATTTAGGTTATGAGGTGGCTTACCTACTTAATTATGATTATATCTTAAAAGATAATGATTATTTGGATCAAATTTCTATCTGGATGTATCTTAAAAATGCTTTTGTAGGTAAATATAAAGCAGCTGAAGGAGATACTATCTATACTTTCTTTATGGGTGTTAGAACTAAAGTATTCTTAGAGACTATACCTCAAATAGATAATGCCTTAGAATATGATAAATTACAACAACTATGGGGTAGTGAATCAAACGGTCTAGAAAATTTATGGTACCATGCTTTTAAAAACGTAAAAGAAATCTATTATGAAGATGAAGACGTCTTTAACTCTAAAATAGAAGAAACATTCTACCACGCTGATTATTCTAGAGTAGAATATTACACAGTATTACCAACTAACAAAGTTGATACTATTGCTCCTTACATTAGAATATCTAATAGTAAAGAAACTAAAATAATTAAAGTTTACACTATTCAAGATAATACTACAGAACTTATAGACTCTATAGAGGTAACTAGTAAACTAGATTGGTATAAACTTCTCCCTAACATTCCAGACTTAAAAATCAAATTTGAAATTTATGATTTGGTTAGTCAAAAACTTATAGAGGTAAAAACATTACCTACAAATAATTTAGAAGGAAATGGTTATTTAGAACTAGCAAACATTAACAAAATTAAGTTAATGCATCTAGTAACTGACCCTGAAAATAATCCTAAAGAAATTCGCTCAATAGAGAATATAAAAGATTTCTGTGAGAAAACAGGTATTGCATATGAACAACAAGTAAATGTGATTTGGAAAGAAACCCCACCATCAGAAAACTGTGCTAGACCAACTGAAGTTCAAGATAAACCAGGTTACTATAAGCTAGCCCCGGGTCATTACGGATGTTACCTAGCTCATAAAAACGCCATTTTAACCGCGGACAATAAGGAGTACGACTATGTGCTAATATTTGAGGGTGACGTTATTATAGACAGTGATTACACGGAATTATACGGTGCACTTCAGCGCTTTAGCCGATTAGCTAAAGAAACAGACATGGATATTATTGGTTTTGGTAATCCATGGCAAAACAGAAACCTAAATGGACCTAAAATAGAGGACATTTATACTGATGTAACACCATTTGTCCCAGCTCAATCTTACTTAATTAATCAGAATAAAATAGAAAGAATAGTAGATTTAGTAAATTCAACACCTTGGGACGCTTTTGATTTATGGGTTTGTAATGTAGCTAAATTAAGAGTAGGAACAGCTGAAAAAATTTATACTAAACATCTTCCTGGATTCTCTATTGTAGAACAAGAATTTAAAGGAACAGATGAAAATAGCCCCTTAATATACGCCACAGAATGATTTTAGTTGATGATTTTTATTACTTTGAAGATCAAGATCCAAACTGGATACTTGGTCTAAAAAAAGAAATTTGGGAAGATCAAGAATATACAAGGTATGATCTTGATATAAAAGAAGGTGATATAGTTTTAGACTGTGGGGCTAATGTAGGTGTTTTTAGTAGATTTGCTTTAGATAAAGGGGCACAACATGTTTATTCTTTTGAATGTGACTCACCTGTATTTGAACTCTTAAAATTAAATTTAGCATACTACTCAAATACTTCCTTAATCAAAGGATATATCAGTGACAGGTTTGAATTTGAACATTTTAATTTCCAAACCATACTCAATATGTTTAACTTAGACAAAGTAGACTTTGCTAAAATTGATATTGAGTTTTGGGAATACCCCTTGTTATTGAACATGCCTATTGATACCTTAACCAAAGTGAAACAATACGCTATAGAGGTACATGACATCTATAATAATGGGTATCAAATACTTCAAATATTAGAAAAATTTAGTCAAAACGGATATAATATAAATTTTGAACACATCCATAAAAATACTAATCTAGGGATGATATACGCTAAAAAAAACCTATGAGAATTTGTCAAGTACATCCTGCATGTGGAATAGATGTTCCACCTAAAGATTGGGGTGCGATTGAAAAGATCGTATGGGAGTTTCATCAAAATTTTTTAAAACAAGGTCATGAGTCGGAAATCAAATTTGCAACTGAAATTAACCCTAATGATTTTGATATTGTTCACTGTCATGTTGGTAATCTAGCTTTAATGCTTCAAGAAAGAGAAATACCTTATGTATTCCAACTTCATGACCACCATGCTTATCATTACGGAAAAGATAGTCATGTTTACAAACAGAACCTTAAAGCAATAGAAGGATCTATTCTATCATTAGTCCCAGCAAGATATTTAGTAGATTATTTTGATCACCCTAAAGTACAATATTTTGCTCATGGAGTTAATAATTATGAATTCTATCCTATAGAAAAACCAACCCCTACAAAACCTAAACTATTAATGATAGCTAATAATGGATTAGCAGGTGATCCAGGTTTTGATAGGAAAGGATTTAGTTTTGGTGTTGGGTTAGCTGCTTTAAATAATTTAGAAATTACAGTAGCTGGCCCTTATAATAATAGACATTTCTTTAATGAAAATCCTTGGACATTAACTTATCCTAAACTAAAAATTGTTTATGATACTCCTAATAGTAAGTTACTAAAATTATATCACCAACATGATATCTTTATTCATCCTACAATGTTGGAAGCAGGTCATCCAAATCTAACAATGGCTGAAGCAGCAGCTGCGGGTTTACCTATAATCGCCGATTGGGAACATAATACTGTATTCCATGGTGCTTGGAGAGCACCTCGTGACATATTTGAAATGAATGTTGGTCTACAGGATATAATGAAAAATTTTGAATTTTATAAATCTAAAGCATTAGAAACAGCTAAAGAATTAGATTGGTATAATAGAACAACTGAATTAATAAAGTTATATGAAAGAAGTTTTGAAGAAAATATATGATAATGTGAAACCACTTCACTTGCCTTTTAGAGAACCTGAAAATAGATTCACCTTTCATTTTGTTGAAGGTGCTTTTTTAGAAATTTTAGGTCCTGAAGAGCGTCAATATAGGACTGTATTTACAGATCAAAGAACAAATGAGGTAGTTCATGAGTCTATCATATCAAATAATATGTGGACTAAATCTAACCGTCAATATTTTACAGAATGGTTAATACAAGTCTTTGACTTAACAACTAATGAATTAGTTTTTGAACATAGATATGATGCTACTAGAAAAAGAGTTTATATTCATATGGATTCAACAGCAGTAGGTGATACTTTAGCTTGGTTCCCATTTATAGATGAATTTAGAAAAAAACATAACTGTGAAGTTATAACTTCTACCTTCCATAATAACTGGTTTATTAAAACATATCCAGAAATTAAATTTGTAAAACCAGGTACTCAAGTAAGTGACATATATGCTATGTACAATGTAGGTTGGTTTTATGATGAAGACCATAAAGTAAACCTAAATAAAAATGTTACTGAGTTTAAAAATATACCTTTAGGTAAAACCTCATCAGACATTTTAGGTCTAGAGTACATTGAAACTAAACCTAAAGTATTCTTTAATAAAAAACCAAAACCTATAAAAGATAAATATGTTGTAATAGCACCCCATGCTTCAGCTCATGCTAAGTATTGGAACTATCCAGGTGGTTGGCAACGTGTTATAGACTGGTTAAAAGATAATGGTTATAAAACACTTATGTTAACTAGTGAACCTTTAGGGGATGCATGGCATGACTCTAAACTAGGTGGTACACTTAAAAATGTTGTTAATAAAACAGGTAAACTCCCACTAGAAGGCAGGATGAGTGACATAGTGCATGCAGATGCATTCATTGGTGTAGGTAGTGGCTTAAGTTGGGTATCTTGGGCTGTAGGGCAAAAAACAATCCTAATCTCAGGCTTCTCAGAACCATACAGTGAATTTGAAGACTGTGAACGTATTTATACTCCGTCAGGATTTTGCTCAGGATGTTTTAACCATGAGTGGCTCAACCCAGGAGATTGGGAATGGTGTCCAGAACATAAAAACACTCCAAGACATTTTGAATGTACAAAATCTATCACACCTGAGATGGTAATAAAATCTCTACAAAAAGTACTTAATATTTATTAAATATAAGTAGTTCTGCTTTTTAAGGTTGCATTAATCAAGCTGTTTTTTGAACAAGAGCTTGATATTTATAATAAAATATAATCCAGTATTAAAATGGCAGAAACTTTAATTTCACCAGGAGTATTAGCGAGAGAGAACGATCAATCTCAAGTTACATCTCAACCAATAACAGTTGGTGCAGCTATTATAGGACCTACAGTTAAGGGTCCTGTTGAAGTTCCAACTATTATTACTTCTTATTCTCAATATCAAAGCACTTTTGGAACAACTTTTCTAAGTGGTAGTGGTGTTTACACTTACTTTACTTCTATTGCCGCTTACAACTACTTCAATAATGGTGGTCAAAGTTTATTAGTAGCTAGAGTTGTTAGTGGATCTTATACTTCTGCTGTTAGTACAGCCATTAGTTCAAGTACACTAGCTTCGTCTCAACCTGCTTTTGTTCTTGAAACCCTTTCTAAGGGTGCTCTAATGAACAGCTCAGGTGCTTTAGATACAAGTGGTGCCTTAATCAGCGGCTCAGTTGATAATATTAGATGGCAAATTGTTAATCCAAATACTTCTTCAGGTACATTTGATCTATTAATTAGACAAGGTAATGATAATACTGATAACCCAATTGTACTTGAAACTTGGACTAATCTATCATTAGACCCAACTGCTGCAAACTTCGTAGCTGCTGTAATTGGTGATTCCGTTCAAAACTACAACTCAACTCTTAACCAAGTAACAATATCTGGTTCATACACTAACCAATCTAGATATGTAAGAGTTAAATCAGTAAATAATGCAACCCCATTCTACTTTGATAATAATGGTGTAGCTAAAAACGCTTTCACAAGTTCAATTCCAGTTGTAGCTAGTGGTTCATTTAGTAACGCTACTGGTAGTATGGAACTTACTTCAGGTAACAAATACTATAATGAGATTATAGCTGGGGTTGCTAATACACAAGGTTTAATTGGAACTAACTACACTAACATGGTTAATTTGTTAGCTAACCAAGACGACTACAGATTTAATGTAATCCTAACTCCTGGTCTAATTGATTCTGGTGCTTTTGCTTCTACAGTAACTTCAATCATTTCAAATACTCAAAATAGAGGTGATAGTATCTATGTTGTAGATCAAAATCCATACAACTCAACTGTAGGAAATGCTGTAACAGCTGCTTCAACTCGTAATACTTCTTACGCTGCAACTTACTGGCCGTGGGTTCAAACAGTTGACCCAGATTCAGGTCAGAGAGTATGGGTACCTGCTTCTACAATGATTGGTGGTGTTTATGCCTTCAACGACAGCGTAAGTGAGCCTTGGTTTGCACCTGCGGGTATTAACAGAGGTGGTTTATCCAATGTAATTAGAGCCGAACAAAAACTTCCTCAATCAAGCCGTGATAGCTTATATTCAGGTAATGTAAATCCAATTGCTACCTTCCCAGGAACTGGTACTGTAGTATATGGTCAGAAAACTCTACAAAAACAAGCATCTGCTCTTGATAGAGTAAATGTAAGAAGATTGTTAATTGCCCTTAAGTCATACATTTCTCAAGTAGCTAATAACTTAGTGTTTGAACAAAACACAATTGCTACAAGAAACCAATTCTTAAGCCAAGTTAACCCATATCTTGAATCAGTACAGCAACGTCAAGGTCTGTACGCGTTCAAAGTAATTATGGACGATTCTAACAATACTGCTGATGTAATTGATAGAAACCAGTTAGTAGGTCAGATCTACATCCAACCAACTAAGACTGCTGAATTCATTTATCTAGACTTCAACATCTTACCAACTGGAGCAACTTTCCCAGCGTAAAGTTTAAAAATCGAATATTTATAATAAAATAAATAACATAGCAAAATGGCAGTATTAGATCCAAACGAAATTTTTTTCACAGCGTTTGAACCAAAACAGCAGAATAGATTTATCATGTATGTAGATGGTATTCCATCTTATACAATTAAAGCAATCTCAGCTGTTACTTTAACGCAAGATGAAATCGTTCTTAACCATATTAACGTTTACAGAAAAGTAAAAGGTAAATCAAAATGGGGTAATGTTACAATGACATTATTTGACCCAATTACTCCTTCAGGCGCCCAAGCTGTAATGGAGTGGGTACGTTTACACCACGAATCTGTAACTGGTAGGGATGGTTACTCTGATTTCTACAAGAAGGATTTAACTATTGACATTTTAGGCCCTGTAGGTGATATTGTTTCAGAATGGGTAATCAAAGGTGCGTTCATTGTTAACTCAAACTTTGGTGAATACAACTGGGATAATGAATCAGCTGCTCAAAACCTTACTGTTGAAGTAGCTATGGATTACTGTGTATTAAACTTCTAATAGAAATTTACATAAAATTAAATTTGAGCTTGGCTATGCCAAGCTCTTTTTTTATATTGTTAATCAACTCGTTAAAAAATCTCCTTTTATAATATTTATAAACGACATTTAGTTACTAATAAACAGTTTATGGAACAACAAGACCCATCCCCATTCAAATTCCCAACAGAAACAATCGAGTTACCCTCTAAAGGTATACTGTACCCCGAAGGTCATCCTTTATCTAATGGTACTATCGAAATGAAGTACATGACAGCTAGAGAAGAAGACATTCTAACTAATCAAAACTATATTGCTAACGGTACAGTATTGGATAAACTTCTTCAATCACTTATAATTACTAAGTTTGATTATAATGATTTACTTATTGGGGATAAAAACGCAATCTTAATTGCTTCTCGTATTTTAGGTTATGGTAAAGACTACTCATTTACTTATAGTGGTGTAGAACAAACTGTAGATTTATCTACTTTAGAAAATAAACCTTTAAATGAGGTCCTATTTAGCAAAGGTGTTAACGAGTTCCATTATACTTTACCCCATTCAGGTACAAAGATTACCTTTAGATTAATGGATGGTCATTTAGAAAATAAAATTGACGCCGAAATTAAAGGTTTAAAGAAAGTAAATAAAAATTTCTCTTCTGATTTAACTACTCGTTTAAAGTATATTATTACTTCAGTTGAAGGAGATTCAGATACTAAACCAATTCGTGATTTTATAGATAATTATTTATTAGCTCGAGACTCTAGAGCACTAAGGGAATATATTCGAGATATTCAGCCAGATATTGACTTAAATACATTCATTGAAGTTGATGGTGAATCAGTTGAAATAGAAGTTCCGATTGGAATAAACTTTTTTTTCCCTGACATCTGAGGAAGCATTCCATTATAGGAATAACTTATTTAGTCAAATACACGAAATAGTATTTCATGGTAAAGGCGGTTATGATTGGTATACAATCTATAACATGCCTTTAGCTCTTCGCACATTTACTTACAATAAACTTAAGAAATGGTATGATGAAGAGTCTAAATCAAGTACAGATAATAACATGGCTGAATCTATCAAAAATATTAAATCAGCTGGTAATCAATCTCAAAAAGTACAGGTTCCTAGTTATGTTACAAATGTATCAAAAAAGTAATATCTTTTAATATTTATTAGTATATAATATTGTTATATTTACATGGCTGAACAATCTGATAGAATAAAAAAGGAAGCAAAAGAAACGGCTCAAGTAGTCGAGGATGCGTTCCGTAGTATATCCTCCAAGATTGGAGACTATTTTACAGAAGCTCTCAGTAAAGGAGAAGGTGTTTCTAAAACTATGGTTAGAGATGTTCAGTCATCTTTTAATTCTTTATCTAGAGTTAGTAGAGATATAGCAATTAATTTTGAGAAAGCTAATAAAGGTCTTTTAACTCAAAAAAATGTTACAAAAGAAATTCAAGAAAGAAATGCTAAATTAGCAACTATTCAAGCACAAATTGGGATTGCTCAAAGAAGTGGAGTTGGAAATATTAAACAACTTAATAAAGAATACGAACAAGTTTTAAAGTATAACCAAGAATACGAACAAGAACTACAAAAACAACTTAAATTCTCTAAAAATCTTAATACTAGTATAGGTCTTACTGGAAGTGCTATTTCGGGCATTTCTAAGATTGCTTCTAAGATAGGTTTAAGTGGATTTGCAGACGTTTTTGAAGAAGCTAGAGAAGCAGCAATTGAAAAAGCAAAAGCATTAGGCGTTTCTGAAACTAGATCATTAGGTCTTATTGGAAAAGTTAAAACTATGGGTGCTGCTTTTAAAGTAGTAGGTAAAGAAATACTTAAAAATTTAGTAGATCCTTTAGTTTTAGGTGGGTTAGCTATAAAAGGTTTAAAATCTGCTTTTAACTTTGTAAAAAAAGGATACGAAGAAGGTAAAATAGCAGCTGAACGAATAAGTGATGAAAATACTAACATTGCTAGAAGTTTAGGTTTAGCTCAAGGTGCCGCCTCTAAACTAGCAGGATCTGTAGCTGGAATAGGTCCAACTATAGCAGCTTCAAAAGAAGCTATAAACGGATTATACTCAGCTCTAGGTTCAACTGAAAAGTTATCAAACAATACCTTAAAAGTATTTGTTAAGTTAAGTACTTTTGCGGGTATGTCTGCTGAGTCTTTAGCCAGCTTCCAAAAATTTGCTAAATTATCAGGGCAAGACGCTGGAGTATTAGTTACTAATATGGCTCAAACCGCGTTAGAAACTATTAAAACTAATAAATTCGCGTTTAGTCAGAAAAGTTTATTAAATGATGTAGCTAATGTTTCTAGTGTTATTAGACTTCGTTTTAGGGACCAACCAAAAGCTTTAGTAGAATCAGTAGCTAAAGCTAAAGCTTTAGGTATTGAGATGAACAAAATTGAAGATATTGCAAGTAGTTTATTGAATTTTGAAGATTCAATTGCTGCTGAAATGGAAGCTGAACTTTTAACTGGTAAACAACTTAACTTAGAAAAAGCAAGAGAAGCAGCTTTAGCTGGAGATACCGCTACTTTACAAAGCGAGATAGCTTCACAATTAGGTTCTATAGAAGAATTTAATAGAATGAATGTTATCCAACAAGAGGCATTCGCTAAATCTATTGGTTTATCTCGTGGTGAGTTAGCAGGCATGTTAGATGCTCAAAAAGGTAATTTAAGTACTCAAGGTGATTTAGTAGATGGTCAACAAGATGGATTAAAAGCCATGATGTCAGGTGTTTCTGAAGCAGAAAAAAATGCTAACCTTGAAAGATCTAAACAAGAAGCTTCTATAAAATATTATACTACATTAGCACCTTTAGTTCAAAAATTACAAGATACTTTTAATAAAATAAAAGAAACATTAACAGGATTATTTACTGGTTTAGTTGTTAAACCCATGGTAGATTGGGTTTCTGGACCCGCTGGTAAAGAATTTATGGATACCCTTCCAGATAAAGCAGAAAGATTTGCTAAAGGTATTAAAACTGCGGTTGAAAGTATAGTAGGCTTTATTAAAGAAAATCCTTGGTTAATTAAAGCTACAGGAGCAGTTGTAGGTGGGTCTTTATTAATTAAAGGTGCTAAAGGTTTAGTGAGCTTGTTTGGATTAAAAAGAGATGGTTCTTCAGCAAGTTCAGCTCTTTTTGTACAATTAGCAAACATACCAGGTATGCCTGGTAGATCTAGTACCCCTGGAAGCACCAGTAGACCATCATCAGGTCCTATAAGAGATCCTAAAACAGGAAGATTTAGAGATCCCACCACAGGTAGATTTACTAAAACTCCAACATCCCCAGCAGGAGGAGGTGGAGGTTTCTTTAGTAAAATTGGAAGTGGACTTAAAAGTACTGCTAGTAGTGTAGGTAAAGCTGTATCGGGGATTAATCCATTAAGTGCATTAAAAAAAGGACTTGTTAGTAATGCTGGTAAATTTATAGGCAAAGCTGTTAAAGGTGGTTTAATAGGTGCTTTACTTAATGTAGGTAATTTAGCAGCTATCATGGCTGGTGAAGGAACATCTCAACAAAAAGCAGAACAAATTATTCCTCTCGCGGCTAGTATTTTAGGAGGTTCTTTAGGGAGTATAGCCGGTTCTATTGTCCCTGTAGTGGGAACTTTTGCAGGTGGGGCTTTAGGTGGTTTAATAGGTGATTATATTGGTAACATACCTGCTATTCAAAAAGCATTGGCACCACCACTAGCAAAAGCATTAGGTGGAGATGATGTAGCCGAAGACTTTATCATGCAAGGTGGTAAAATTCAAAAATTCCGCAAAGACGATATTGTAGCAGGTGGTACTAACTTAACAGGATCAGATCCAAAAATGATTCAATTACTTACAAGACTAGTAAATGCAACTGAAAAAGGCAGTATAATAATGCTAGACGGTCAAAGAGTAGGTCAAGCATTAAGTACAGACGCTCGTAGGTTACAATAATATAATATTTATAATAAACCTTAAATAAAAATAAAATGGGACTATTAGATAAATTAACAAAACAAGGTGGTACTAACTTATCACCATACGATGGAGCTACTCCTTCTGTAAATCCTGGAGCTACAAAGCAATCTAAATTACATGCTTTTGGTAATACAGCTGGTTATTCAATAAATGGCACTTTTGCTTCTGACGTGAATAATGCTTATGTCCAGTATAATGATGGTTATAATAACGCTTTACCTCAGCCTTCTCAATTAGATAGAAACGGTGTAATAACACCAAGCCAAAAGTATTTAAACAATTTACCTAGGTAATATATGCCTTTAGTAGACTTAAAGACTAATCTTAAGTCCTTAAGATATGGGAATGACCAACCTTTTGGGGGTAGTAGTGGGCAACCCTACATACAAACCCAAATCCCGGAAAACCCAGATCAAGTAGGAAATCCTCAAGGTATTGATTACCTATTGAGGAACGGTAGTCTTTATGTTGAAACCGCTCAAAAAGATACTAGTCGTATCTTACAACTTTTAACGGATACTAATAGCCAAATAGGTGAGAATTGGCGTAATAAACAAAAGCAACTTTCACTTCAATCAACCTGGCGTTTTCCATTAAGTGTTCCTGTATCCCAAATATATAACCAAAATCAAACACTAGATCAAGTTGAATTAAAAGCAGGAACATTTGGCCCTAATCGTCAAATTCTAAGAACTGATCAAGGAACTGTTAGTCTAGGAACTGCTAGTAGTGGTCCCTGGCTTCATATCTACAAACAAGGTGGTTTGTCCCTACCATCTTTAGGATATTTAAATCCATTAAACTACGGAAACGCTTATAAAGTAGCTGATCAAGCTGGAATAAACAGACTAACAAATCTATACCGTTCTAAAATATCTGTATTTGGTGGTACAGGAGCAGCAATAGCAGGAGCTGCCACTAGTGTTTTATTAGGTGTATCCCCAGGTAATACAAGTATTCCGGGTAGTGATTTACTCTTACAAGCATATTACGGAGGTACTGACACATACGGAGGTCAAGTTTCTATAATTCCACGTACTACATTCTCAACTAATAAAGCTAAAAGTTTTGGTGGTCAAGGTGCTACACGTTTAGCCAGATTACTTAATGGAGGTACAGGTCAAAATGTAATTACATTTGACCAAGATGTGTTAGGTAATTTAACTACAGATAATTCTGAAACTATTACATTTATCTATGGTCCTAATTCTATAGTCACTTACCAGGATTTTAGACAAACCATAAAAACTCAATCTAGTACAAGCCCATTTGCAACCGAATTAGCTTCTACAGATTATAGAGCATTTAATAGAGAAAAAACATATAAAACCGGTAATCCTGGTATTAAAGATGCTGATAGAAGTAATCCTTATCAAGACATATTAACTAATGTTAAAGATCAAACTTCTGATCTAATTTCCCTTCAACCCCTATATACAAGTAATAGTGTTAACAACGAAGATGAACAATCTGATTTAATCAAATTTACCATCTCAGTAGTAGATAATGATGACCCATCACAACGTACTTGGATTACTTTTAGAGCATTTATAGATTCATTTGGTGATTCATTTAATGCTAGTTGGAATGAATACAAATATGTTGGTAGAGGTGAAAGCTTCTACAGATATGGTGGTTTTGGTAGAAGTATAAGTTTAGCTTTTAAAGCAGCAGTTCAAACAAGACAAGAACAATTTCCACTCTACCAGAAACTTAATTACCTTGCATCCTTAACAGCCCCTGATTATAGTGAAAATGGGTTTATGCGAGGTAATTTAGTATATTTAACTGTGGGGGATTGGCTGGTAGATGTTCCTGGTGTGTTAAAAGGTATAAGTTTAGGTATTCCAAATGAATCTCCATGGGAAATTGCTAGAGATAGAGTAGGAGCAAGACAAAGTGATATTGCTCAATTACCTTTTGTAGTTGAAGTAAGTGGATTTGATTTTGCCCCTATTCACAATTTCGTACCAAGAAAGAACGCTCCATTTATAGGAGCCCCAGTTCTAAACTCACAGAAAAATTATTTTGCTCAACCCGAAATATCTCCAGAATTAAGAAATGCTTTAGCTAATCTCCCTAGATTATTTTAATGAATAGATATCAAAACATAACAATATTGAACACAGATACAGGCAAGCCTTATTATAAGACTACCTTGTATCCACAAATCCCTTTGTCTGTAAACGATATTTACGTTATAACAGGTGACGGTGATCGTTTTGATATTTTAGCTCAACAATACTACGGTGACCCTACTTTATATTGGGTTATCTCAATTGCTAATATTGAATTAAAACAAAATTCAATTTACATCCCAGTTGGTACTCAAATTAGGATCCCAGCAAATGTTTCCGCAATATTAGCAGAATACAATGCTTTAAATAGTTTTTAAGTTATGGGTAATATAATAGGTTCAAATATGGACACATGGGCCATAAACCAGATTAAACTGAGACAACGCCTGTTAGGAGCTAATCCTAGAGACTCTAAAGTATTATCTTGGATAAACAATAGAACAGCTTGGATTAGAGCTAGTTCACCAGTTTCAATCTCCCCAGACAAAAGTAAAGAATTAACAGGAGAAGAATTTAAATATGCTGACAGGCAATTAGCTAAAGAATTTGTCTTGTTTAATGGTACTGTAGGATTAAGAGAAATTACCCCAGGACAACCTGGATTAGGATTTAATCCTATACAAAAAGCAGGTGTAACTAATAATAATACAATTATTAATGATTTTGCCTACGGTTTTGGGGGAAATCAACCTCAAGGTATTGTTCCAATGCCTGGTATTGAATCTTTGAATATAACTACTTATAGTAGAGGTGCTTTAAGAAAAGCAGAACTTAAACTTAAAGTCCACAATAAATACCAATTTGGTATTATAGATTCTTTATATATGAAACCTGGGTATACTATCCTAATAGAATGGGGTAATACTATATATTATACAGGTACAACAGAAAATCCTCAACCTAGAACCCCAAATTTTAATACTAAAGCATTTAGTAACTTTTTTAGCAAAAAAGGAACCACTCAAGATACCTTATTATCTGATATTAGATATGATAGGCAGGAAACTGAAGGAAACTATGATGGTTTTTATGGAAGTATAACTAACTTTAGTTGGACATATAATATAGATGGATCTTATGATATTACTATCTCAGCAATTTCAATAGGTGATGTTATTGAATCATTAAATATTAATAGGGTATTAATTGAAGAAAAATCACCCCTAACAAAAAATTCATCTAATACTCAATCTTCTTCTCCTCGTTCTACTTACATTCTTTCAGGTATTGCTCCTAATGGTCAAACATTTTCTAGAGAATTTAGTGAGGCTGAAGCTAAAAAATATAAAGAATATTGGATACAGCAAGGTAAAATAGAAACAGAAGCAATAACTGAGGCAAGCAAGGCAGCTAAAGGTAGTCCTAAAACTTTAACTCCTCCCCCAAACAGAGTAGCACCTGAAGAAAAAATTATTACTGCTTTACTAGATGATAAAGACAGATCAGACTTTAATAAATTCTTATATGAAAGTGTTTATAACTATATAGTTAATAATATAAATAAAAATGGTCAAGAAGTACTTACATCATCAAACTCCCCTACTAAAAATAAAATTAAAACTTTTGCTAGTGCTTTAGATAATTTCTCTTATAGAGATGATGGAAAAGATATTGTAGGAATAAATACTAAAGTAAGTTTAAATGTAACTAATTTTAGTGGAGAACAAGTAGGAAATCAAACCAGAGCAAGTAAAAACTTCCCTTTTCTTTATATTAAACTAGGTTCTCTTTTAAAATACATTGAAGAAAAACTTCTAATTGTAACAGATAATTCTTCTACACCTGAACCTTTAATTAGATTTGATTTATCCACCAATGACAACTATTGTTTTACATTCCCCTTACAATATTCTTTAAATCCTAATGTATGTGTTATACCTTTTAGTGTAGCTGAAAGTAATGATACTGAAATTAAAGAAGATATAATTGAAGCTAGATATTGGGAAAATATTTTAGGTACGTCATTTAAAAATGAAAACAGTAAATATGTAGGTAATTTATATGATATTCATGTAAACATTCATTACATAGCGAGTCTTTTAAAATCTTGTAGTACAAATAATTCACTACCATTACTTAGATTTTTAGAAACCCTAATGAATGGTATTCAATCTTCTTTAGGTAGTTTAAATAAATTCACAGTATCATATGAGCATGATACTAATAGAATTAAAATCTATGACGATATTCCATTAGATAAAAATTTCTTAGCTAAATTAGTCCCACCTATTAAAGACACTCCTGATTCAGTAGCTACTTTTAATATTTTAGGATATTCTAGGGCGGGAAATATACTTGAAGGATCATTTATTCAAAATGTTAATTTAACAACTACTATTAGTAGTCAATTAGCTAGTATGATTTCTATAGGTGCCCAAGCTCAAACACCTTCTGATATTACTAATGCTACAGGCTTTATGAAATTTAATGAAGGACTAAAAGACTCTATTATTCCTACTAAAGTAAGTGTAGTAGCAGCTCAACAACAAGTAAAAGATAATCCTGAAAAAAATATGGCTAAGTTTTATACTAAACTTAAAGCTAAAGGAGGTATTATAAATGACTTATATTTACAAGGAATTACACCAACTTCCGAAATGATTGACTCTCAACAAACTAACGCTGCTATTATTTTTAGATCTTTAACTAGTAAATACTCAATTGACGAAGATATTCCAACACAAAGCTTTATTCCATTTAATTTAAGTTTACAAATGGATGGATTTTCTGGGGCTAAAATTTATGAAAAATTTACTATCAATTCAGAAATACTTCCTCCTGGATACCCTGCTGTTTTAAATTTTGTAATTAAAGGGCTAAATCATAATATTAGTGGTGAAGGGTGGACTACCAACATTGAAAGTTTAACTTTAGCAAGATAATGTATTATCCTAAGTCTCAAATAAAAACCAACTTAATCACCAATGGTAAGGAATTTGTATACCTTTCAGACAATCAACCTTACTCAGGTTCTTATTGGAGAACATCAGATGGGAAATATTATACAGGTAAAAACCCAAATGATATCCCTACATTTGAACTTATTTTAGCAACCTTACCTCTACCAGAGGTTACTTCTAGTATTCAACCTACAGTTAGAATAGTCCCCCAAGAAGGATTAGTGAATAGTTATTTAAATTTAAAGGGAATTAATATAAATAATCCTCCTGTACTATTAACTCCAGTTTATGCTTTAACTATTCCTACTCAAGCCGACTATACAAATGGAGCATTTATAAGATATTTTTGTAAACAAAACACTCAATACATCTATTTAGAGATAACTCAAGATACCTTTAGAAAACTAACAGATTCAGACCCCCAAATAGATTATAAAAATTACACCCCATTTACCATCACATGGACCCTTTCAGGTTCAAGTAGAGAAGAAGTAGCAGGTATAAACCAAAGTGTTACATCAACAACTGAAAGACAATTAGAATTAAGAGGATTAACTCAATACTTTAAAGATTACTCTCAATACTATAAAACTTGATAAACCAAAATTTAGGTATTATATTTACCTAAATGTTTTGGTTAATAGAAAATAAGAGTCAATTAGACGAGTTTTGCTACAAGGGTTTTAAAGAAGCATTTGTGGAGATAATCCCATATTCTCCCTTCATTCACCCCTCTCAAAACTCGATCTGTGCTATTTACGTTCGTCCTGTACGAGATGTAAAAGGGTACATTTTACCTATTTTCCACACAGAGGTAGAAGAAAATCTATTTGAGGATCAAGTTTACCGTTTACTTAAAGGGTTAGATAAAATTTACTGTCGAGATAAAAAGGAGTTTTTACATTACTTTCCTTTCAAGCAGCTTGTTGACATTACCCTCACCTCCCCTACGTATATACAACCAACCCAAGCACACGAGTTTATCTACAAGACATACTCTAGTAGAAAAGACGTAAACATACTTGTTCCGATTGTTAAACACTATGAGTATTGCGAATCCATCTTTGAGGAGCTAGAACACTTAGTAGATCAACCGGTTAACGAGTTTTACAACCACAAAGCAAGTTGGATGTTCTACGCCATTGAGCAAGCGGGATTAACCGTTGATATACCGTTGTATATGCAGTATTTTGAGCAAGACACGGAAGGCGTTGTCTATACTCAATACAACTTTAAAACGCTCACAACACGCCCATCAAACACATTTAATGGAATAAACTATGCCGCACTTAATAAAGAAAACGGGTGTAGGAAGTCTTTTATCGCGCGTAATTCTTCGCTTGTTGAGTTTGATATTGCGGCTTACCATCCTACTTTATTGGCTAAGTTGGTTGGTTATGATTTTGGTGATGAGGATATTTATAGTCACTTTGCAGAAGTTTACGGGATGGATCGTAAAGATGCAAAAATCTTAACTTTACAACAGCTATATGGGGGGATTTTACCACAATACGAGAATCTTGAATTCTTTAAGAAGGTTAAAGTATATGTAGAGGCTTTATGGGATGCTTTTCAATACGATGGTTCTATTGAATGTCCTATTTCAGGACATAAGTACTTTCGAGATAAGCTGGAAAACATGAATCCACAAAAACTTTTGAATTATTTGATTCAAAACTTGGAGACAGCATATAACGTTAATATATTGTGGGAAGTGTTTAAGATATTAAAAAATAAAAAAACTAAACTTGTACTATATACTTATGATTCGTTTTTGTTAGATTGGAGCGATGATGAGCGCGAAGTTTTAACAGACATTCAAAAGATATTCAAAAAACATAAATTAAATATAAAAGTTGCGCATGGAACCAGTTATGACTTTAGACCTACCGTATGATATTTATGGGGTAGACAACCCCATAAACTTCGCAGATTTGAATAATAAGTTATTTTGTACATTTACTACATTGGATGATGTAGAAGAACTAGTACACTCGCTACAAAGAAGGTACACTATCATGTACAATAAGATATTTGTATTGGAGGTTAAAGATAATAATGAGTACGTTTTGACATACAATATTGAGATGTCTAATTTAGCTCAGATCCCAGAAAACACAATTTTGGTTCATCGTAAAAAAGAATCAAACACTCTTTATACAATCAATGCTCTAAATGAGCTGATTAAGAAATTGAATGGTGGTGTTGTAGATACACGTTTCCAGATTGACTGGCAACACTATAAAAACACAATCTTGCTAACCCAGCAAAATGAGTTACGCCAACTTAAAACAAAGATTCACGAGATTATTGAACTTTAACTTGGCTACCCAAAATCAGTTTCGTACATTTAGTTATTAATCAAATAAGTTATAAAAATGGATTTAGATGCAATCAAGTCGCGTTTGAACGCAATGCAAAAAACCTCAAATGGTAAAGGTGGAGGCGAACGTGCCTCTCTCTTCTGGAAGCCTACCGTAGGCAAACAGACAATTCGTGTTGTACCTTCAAAGTACAACTCATCAATGCCCTTTAGCGAGATTTTCTTCCACTACGGAATCGATAAGCCCGTTATGGTATCTCCTATTAACTGGGGCGACAAAGACCCAATCGTTGAGTTCGCAGCTCAATTGAAAAAGACCAACGATAAGGAAAACTGGAAGTTGTCTAAAAAAATCGAACCAAAAGCTCGTTACTTTGCCCCAGTAATCGTACGCGGCGAAGAAGACAAAGGTGTTCGTTTGTGGCAGTTTGGTAAAGAAATTTACGAGGCGTTCCTGCAAATGGCTGTTGATGAGGAAGTTGGTGACTACACAGATGTAATGGAAGGTCGCGACATCAAGTTGACCACTGTAGGTCCAGAATCAACTGGCACCCCATACAACAAAACCACAGTTGCTCCTTCAATGAAGAATAGCCCATTGGGTGAAGCTGAGCAGGTTCGCTTGTGGAAAGACAACCAACCAAACCCAAAAGAATTGTTCAAGCCATTCAGCTTTGATGAGATGAAAATCGCTCTGCAAAACTGGTTAAGCCCAGAGGCTACTGAAGGCGAGATCATCGATGATGAGAAAGAGGTAGAAGAAGCACCCAAAACAAACTACTCAATTAATACCTCAAATGCAGCTGTAAAGCAAAGCAAATTGGACAAGTTTGACAGTTTGTTTGATGAAGACTCTGACTCCAAATCTGACGATTTGCCCTTCTAATCATGGCTAAGAAACGTAGTGAATCACTCTCAGCAGCAGTGTCTGCTGAGATCAAGGCTGGGTTTAGCCTTGAGAAATTCAAAGACAAAAAAGGTTTATCCGGTTCGGTTAAATTTAAACCACAACAATGGGTGCCACTTTCACCTGCGTTTCAAGAAGTAACAAGTGTGCCTGGTATTCCAACAGGCCACATTGTTCTTCTTCGAGGGCACAGTGATACAGGTAAAACAACCGCACTCATCGAGGCGGCTGTAAACGCTCAAAAATCAGGCATTCTACCAGTATTCATCATTACCGAGATGAAATGGAACTGGGAACACGCCACTCAAATGGGCTTGCAAATCAATGAGGTAGTAGATAAGGAAACTGGAGAAATTCTAGATTATAATGGATTCTTTCTATATGCTGACCGCGAGACTATTCATACTATCGAGGATGTAGCAGCATTCGTTTTGGATTTACTTGATGAACAGAAAAAAGGTAATCTACCTTATGATTTGATGTTCTTGTGGGATTCTATTGGTTCTATACCTTGTGAACTATCTATCACATCTAAAAAGAACAACAACGAGTGGAATGCAGGTGCGATGTCAACTCAGTTTGGCAATGGTGTAAACCAGAAAATCACATTGTCACGTAAAGAATCTTCAAAATATACTAATACTTTAGTTTGTATTAATAAAGTGTGGACAGCAAAACCAGAAATGCCTATGGGTCAACCAAAGTTGATGAACAAGGGTGGTTTTGCGATGTGGTTTGATGCTACTTTTGTAATCACCTTTGGTAATATTGCAAATGCTGGTACCAACAAGATCAAAGCAATTAAGGATGGTAAGCAAGTTGAATTCGCTAAACGTACCAATATCCAGATTGATAAAAACCACATCAATGGTATTACCACAAAAGGTAAGATTATCATGACACCACACGGTTTTATTGATGATACTGATAAGGCTCTTAAAGATTATAAAGATTCACACGCTAAAGAATGGAGTCGCATTCTTGGTGGAGGAGATTTTTCTATCGTAGAGGAAGTTGATACCTTCGAGCCAGCAGAAGTATACACCCAAGAACCGGAATAAAATGGATACAAAAGATTTACTATCACTCCTTAACAATGTAGTTGAGGAGAATGAAACCGAATCCCTTAATAAACATGATCGCGTTCTCTTAATTGATGGTCTAAATCTATTTTTCCGTAATTTTGCAATGCTTAACTTCGTCAATGAGGACGGGGTGCATGTTGGTGGATTAGGTGGATTTCTTCGCTCATTAGGTACTCTAGTAAATCGTATTCAACCTACATCGGTTTATATGGTATTCGATGGAGTTGGTTCTACGGTTAACCGTAAGAACCTTCTCCCCGAATACAAATCTAATCGTAACATATCTCGTATTACAAACTGGGATATATTTGAGTCTTTGGACGACGAACACGCTGCTAAAATTGACCAAATTGTCCGTTTAATCCATTATTTACAGTGCTTACCTGTCAAAACCGTATCACTCGATAAAACAGAGGCTGATGACATTATAGCGCATTTAGCAACAAAATTATCAGACAACTATAACTCAAAAGTATTCATCGTCTCTAGCGACAAGGATTTTATCCAGCTAATAAACGATAATATTATTGTGTATCGCCCAATCGAAAAAGATTACTATACAACAGATACAGTAATCGAAAAATTTGGTATTCCCGCTGCAAACTTTATCCTATATAAAGTATTAATGGGCGATAATTCAGATAAAGTAGCAGGTGTGAAAGGTCTTGGAGAAAAGAAACTAATGAAGTTGTTTCCCGAACTCTCTCAGCGTATATTGACGCTACAAGATATTTTAGACATAAGTGAGGTAAAATTGAAAGAAAACATCATATATGCTCGTATTTTGGACATGCAAGACCAGCTTGAAAAAAATTATCAGATTATGAATTTACATAATCCGATGCTAGATGATATTGAAAAAGAATTCCTTGATGCTCTTATTGAACATCAGTTACCCGAACTTGATATTGTAGAATTTCTTAAGTATTATCACGAGGATGGTTTGAAGCACTTAATCAAAAACATTGATTACTGGATTCAAAACACATTTAAAGATTTAATCAGTTATAGTAAATAAGTTATATGACACTTACAAATATTAATCAATATGGCCCTGGATTTCAGGTCAAGGTGCTTGCTGCGCTTTTGAACCATAAAGAATTCCTAATCAATATCCACGACATTATTAGTGAGGAATACTTTGAATCACAAGCACATAAATGGATTATTAAAGAAATTTTAAAGTACTACGATAAGTATCATACAACACCCTCACTTGAGGTACTTAAAGTAGAAATTAAAAAACTACAAAACGAGGTTTTACAAATCGCTGTTAAAGAACAACTTCGAGAGGCATACAAAGAATCAGATGATTTAATTTATGTTGAAGAAGAATTTTCTGCATTTTGTAAAAACCAAATGCTTAAAAAAGCACTGTTGCAATCAGTAGATTTGCTACAAGCTGGAGATTACGATTCGATCAAATTTATGATTGAATCAGCTATGAAAGCAGGTCAAGATAAAAATTTAGGTCATGAATATAATAAAGATATTGAAACACGCTATCGTGAAGAACACCGAATCTCTATTCCAACTCCTTGGAACGAATTTAACACCCTACTTCAGGGGGGTCTCGGAAATGGAGATTTTGGTCTTATATTTGGTAATCCAGGAGGTGGTAAATCTTGGGCGTTAGTTGCTTTAGGTGGTCACGCTGTTAAAATGGGATTTAATGTAATTCACTATACTTTAGAGTTAGGTGAAGATTATGTTGGTAGACGATATGACGCTTACTTTACCCAAATCCCCGTAAACGTAATTTCTGCAAACAAAAGCAAGGTAGAAAGCGTTATGGAAAAGCTTCCAGGACAACTAATTATTAAAGAATATGCACCAGGTAAAGCATCCATATCTACGCTTGAATCTCACATTCAAAAGTGTATTGATTTAGATTTTAAACCTGACTTGATCATTATAGATTATGTAGACCTTCTTCGTTCAAAAAAGAATAATCGTGAGCGTAAAGAAGAGATAGATGATATTTATATTGGCACTAAAGGATTAGCACGCGGATTGAATATCCCAGTTTGGAGCGTCTCACAGGTCAACCGCGCAGGTGCCAAGGACGATATCATTGAGGGAGATAAAGCCGCAGGTTCTTATGATAAAATCATGATTACCGATTTTGCTGCTTCTTTAAGTCGTAAACGCCAAGACAAAGTCAACGGCACAGGTAGATGGCATATTATGAAAAATAGATACGGAATGGATGGTTTAACTTATGGCGCTAAAATCGACACCTCTACAGGATTGTTCGAGATGATTAGCGATGATGAGCTTGAATCAATTACCCCAGCCGATACTAAACAAAGCTATGGCCAAGTATCTGATTCTGAAAAAGAACAATTACGACAGCACCACAACTTTTTCCTAAATAATTAATAAACTTTATAATGGCAAAGAAATCAAATCTTTTGCATGAGAGAATTGTCTACAAACCTTTCGAATACCCTCAGGCATATGAATATTGGCTTAACCAACAACAAGCACACTGGTTGCACACAGAAGTTCCAATGATGTCTGATTTAAATGACTGGAATGCTAACCTAAACGCAACTGAAAAAAATATTATTGGTTCTATCTTAAAGGGATTTGCCCAAACAGAAACTATTGTAAACGATTATTGGTCAGGATTAGTAACAAAATGGTTCCGTAAGCCTGAAATAATTATGATGGCGACCACATTTGGTGCTTTCGAAACAATCCACGCTGAAGCCTATTCCTTACTCAATGAAACACTTGGCCTTGATAATTTCTCAGAGTTCCTTGAAGATGAAGCAACTATGGCTAAGATTGAAAATCTTATGGTGGTTAGAAATAGCTTCAACGGTGAGAAAGACCTCCATGAGATTGCTAAAAGTCTTGCCATCTTCTCAGCTTTCACAGAAGGTGTTAATTTGTTCTCTTCGTTTGCTGTTTTATTGTCATTTAAATTACGTAACAAACTTAAAGGAGTTGGACAAATTGTAGAATGGTCCATTCGAGATGAGTCAATGCACTCAGAAGCAGGTTGCTGGTTATTCAGAACACTACTTCAAGAAAATCCTCACCTCAAAACTAAAGAACTAGAAGCAGCAATTAACGAAGCAGCTTTGTTGTCTCTTAAACTTGAACTTGACTTTATTGACAAAGTTTACGAACTTGGTGATCTAGAAGGATGTTCAAAATACGACATGCAAAACTTTATTAAAAACCGAGTTAATACCAAATTAGGCGATTTAGGTTACAATTCAATTGTTACTGACATTGATATGACTGCTGTTGAGCGTATGAAATGGTTTGATGCTTTATCTGCGGGTAAGCAACACACTGATTTCTTTGCTAGTCGAGTTACTAACTATTCTAAAGGACACATGCAGTGGGACGAATCAATTTTTTAAGATAAAATAATAATGGATAACAATTTAGTAGCAGATTTTACAACTTGGGAACGTGGTAAAGACTATCCCGAATATTTTGATGAAGTATCACTCTCAACAATATCAAAAGGATACTTACTACCAGGTGAAACACCTAAAAAAGCTTACAGACGAGTTGCACATGCTGTAGCAACGCGTTTAAATCGCCCCGATTTAGAAAACAAATTCTTCAAATATATTTGGAATGGTTGGATTGGATTGGCAAGCCCTGTTCTCAGCAATACCGGCACTGATCGTGGTTTGCCTATTAGCTGTTTTGGAATTGATACTCCAGACAGTGTTAGAGGTATTGGCCTTACTAACGCAGAACTTATGCGTCTTACTTCGTACGGTGGTGGTGTGGGAATTTCCCTTAGCCGAATCCGAGGACGAGGAGAAAACATCACAGGAAATGGAAGATCTGAAGGAGTAGTACCTTGGGCTAAGATTTATGACTCAACTATTATCGCAACTAACCAAGGTTCAGTACGTAGAGGAGCAGCATCAGTAAACTTGGATATCAACCACAAAGACATCAAAGAATTCTTGCAAATTCGTCGTCCAAAAGGTGATCCAAATCGTCAATGTCTTAACCTACACCAATGTGTAGTTGTAGATGATGCGTTTATGAAGCGCTTAAATGATCGCGACAGCGAGGCTATGTCATTGTGGTTGGAAATACTTAAATCACGCGTAGAAACCGGAGAACCATACATTATGTTTAAGGACAATATCAATAAAGATAATCCTTTAGCATACCGAATGAACAACCTGGATGTCTCCATGACTAACATCTGTACTGAAATTACATTGCACACAGATGAAGAACATTCATTTATTTGCTGTTTGTCTTCTTTAAACCTAGCCAAGTACGATGAGTGGAAAGACACAGATGTGGTTGAAACCTCAATCTATTTTCTAGATGGTGTAATGGAAGAATTTATCCAGAAAACAAACGGTAAAGAATCTATGATTCGCTCACACCGTCATGCTAAAAAGGGTCGTGCACTTGGTTTAGGTGTAATGGGTTGGCACACATTCTTGCAACAAAAGAATCTACCATTCAACTCAATCGCTTCAACAGCCTGGACACACACTATCTTTAGCCAAATCAAAATGCAGGCCGAAGCAGCTTCCCGTAAAATGGCAATGGAATATGGTGAGCCACTTTGGTGTAAAGGTACTGGAATGCGAAACACTCACTTGTTAGCAATCGCTCCAACTGTATCCAATTCACGTATTAGCAACTGTTCAGCAGGTATTGAACCCCAACCAGCAAACGTTTACGTATTTAACGGAGCTAAAGGAACATTTATCGTTAAAAATCCTGAACTAGAAAAAGTACTAGAAGCAAAAGGATATAACTTAAGTAAAGTTTGGGATCAAATTATGGCTGACAATGGTTCAGTTCAAAACCTATCTAACGATATCTTAAGTGAAGAAGAAAAAGAAGTATTCTTGACTTTCCCAGAAATCAATCAGTTAGGTCTAGTTCAACAAGCAGCTGCTCGTCAACGCTATATTGACCAAACCCAATCACTAAACGTATCATTTGACCCAACAGATTCACCAAAATGGATTAATCAGGTTCACATGGAGGCGTGGAAGCTTGGAATCAAAACACTATACTATCTACGCACTGACTCAGTAATTAAAGGAGATCTTGGATCTCGTACTGTAGATTGCGTTTCTTGTGATGGATAGTAATATTTATAATAAACATTAAAACAAATTAAAATGAGCTTTTGGAAAAGACTATGGAATTTTTTACTTAGTGAAACTACAGTTGATGAAAAAATCGCAGCTAAAGTAACTGAGATTAAAAAAGAAGTAAATGAAGTTAAAGAGGCTGCTGGAAAAGTAGTTGAAGAAGCTAAAGATGTAGTAGCTGTAGTAAAACCTAAGAAAAAAAGATACTATAAGCCTAAAGCTAAAAAACAATAATTTTTTAGTTAAAAACTTTTAGGAAAGGGGGCATTTACTGCTCCCTTTTTGTATTTATAATAAAAACAAATTATGAAACCCCCTATTACATTCGCTCAATTCTCTAAAGATCCAGTTAAAGGCCTTTTGTTTATTGTTATAGTAGCAATAGGTTATCTTTATATTGACATTAAAATGAACTACTCTGGACAAGTAGGAAAATGTGATGAAAATGTGGTTGTATTAAATGAAAAAGTGGACAAATTAACAGGCCATGTACGTAAGAGTGATTCAACTCTAGGTTATATGATCAGTAAAGTTGAAATGCTTCAGATAATGCAAAATGGAAAATAAAAATAAATTTTTATTAGGTTTAATAGGCATTGTAGGTCTTACAGTTGTTCTAGCTCAAGAACAAAAACCTATAGATCCTAAAGAAGCAGAACTTGAAATGCTGCTTAAAAAATCAGAAGATCAATTAAAAAAAGTTACATTAATAGCTAAAGCAGTTGACGCTGCTACTACAGATCAGGTTGTTACGATGAAAGAAAACATCGAAACGTTGCAAGAAGAAAAAATACAACTAACAACCCAACTGTATGAAGTACAAGCTGTCCTGGAAACTACTCCTACCGCTACTCCTTTTGAGCTCGAGTCTGACGGCTCAAACTAAATATCCTTACGAGTTAATTAAAGGTAAAGATACAACTGTGACTATGCTTAAGTCACAGGCTGTTTATCTTAACCAAACTATTGCTAAGCAAAAAATTAAACTTAATGAAATTAAAACTGAGTATGATTCTACTAAAGCAGAATATACTGTTTTAGATTCAATTATAAAGAACCAACAACCAATTGTTAAAGTTGATACTGTAGTATTAACTAAAGAAGTTCCTTTACTTATACAACCAACAGCTAAAGGTTTATCAAGATGGGGAATGGGTTTTTCTGGAGGCTCTTTAAATTCATATAGTGATTTATCTAATATATCTATTGAAAGTATAGAAGGTAGTTCCCAATTTATAAGTTATACACCTGATGATCGTTGGAGTGTTAGAGGTACTTTAACTCAAGGTAATATTAAAGGATCTAGATATTTGCCTGTTATAGGCACCCAAAGTTTTAAAGCCACTTTATACTCAGCTGAATTAAATTTAGTTTATAATATTGTATCTGTAAATGGGGAAGGTATATCTATCATTGGTGGCAATGGCTTTGCCCACTCTCACCGTTATTTAACTTCATATAGTAATCCACAATATCCTTTAATGGAAGTAAATGCCGCAGGTGGAGTATGGACAATTTTTACTACTTTAGGAGCCGAGGTTAATATTAATCTAACCAAATCAGTTAAACTTATAGCTGGATCTAAAGTAAATATCTATTCAACTGATGATTTAGATGCCTTAGCTGGATATGGATTAGAAAATGATAATGATATAATACAATATACTTACTTAGGTCTAGCATTTAGATTTAGTAAGTAATATTTATAATAAATGTTTTAATTAATAGTTGTGCCATTTTAACTTAATTAATAAAAATTATGGCATTTAAAGACATCTTTAAAGACAAAAACGATTACAATGAAAAAACAATTGTAGGTTTTATGTCATTCTCAGTAATGAGTATTGCAGCTCTTGCTGACGTTGTAACAGGTATTATGGGTCAAGAACTTATAATCAGTGACACGATATTTAACTCATTCGTAATTATAACATTAGGAGCATTTGGTATTGCTGAAACAGGTAAAGCAGTTAATAGTGTTTGGGGTAAAAAAAATAAGTCTAACGAAGAAGAAGAATTAGGTTAATCATGGTACTAAAAAGAGGTGATAATAACGAGGTAGTAAAAAAGGTTCAAATTGTTTTAGGTGTTGATCCTGTAGGTAATTTTGGCCCAAAAACCGAAGAAGCAGTTAAAGCTTGGCAAAAGAAAAATGGTCTACCAGCTGATGGTATTGTTGGTCCTGCTACATTAGCTAAAATGGGTATTATAGTAGAAGAAAAATCCCCTGCTAAACCAGTGTCTACCCCTGCTAAACCATCAGCATCCACTAAATACTCAAAAGAAAAAGTTGAAACCGCAGTTAAAGCTAAAGGATATAAATGGTTTGAAGGTAAAGATTACCATTTAAATATTGTTGGTGTTCGCAACTCAGATACCGGCCAAAAAGTAACTAATGCATTTGATGATAGACTCACATTATCATACCAGGAAAATGGTAAATGGGTCTATAAAGAATGGATGAATACTACCGACCCAGGAACTAAAGGTGTTAAGGAATACCATAACGCGGCTGGAGTTGCTAGATTAGTAGAAGGTCAATATATTGATTCTCATGCTTTGGGTCTTCACCAAGGTAAGTATGAAGCTCTAAAGCAGCAAAAAGCTGTTAAAGTCTACAGAGATGCTAACAGAGATATGACTTACGATGAGACTAAAATTGCTGAAGGCATCTTCGGCATCAATATCCATAAAGCTGGAGCTGATTCAACTTATGTTGAGAACTGGTCTGAGGGATGTCAAGTATTTAAAAGAGCAGCTGATTTTGAAGAATTTATGACTATAGCTAGAAAAGCTAAAGCAGCTGGTTTTAAATCATTTACTTACACTCTTATTGAATCAAAAGATATAGTATGATGAAACTTAACCTCCCACTATTGGCTATCACTTCATTTTCTGCTGGTATAACCTTTATGTGTTCCTATTTTATGGAACTAACTATGGCAAATTCTGACCAATATTTAGCTATAGTGGGGGTAATGTTTCTAGATGGTATCTTTGGTATAATTGCTGGCACTAAAAGAGAAGGATTTCAAACACGTAAAGCACTAAGTGTATTAAGAAACACATTTGCTTGGTTAATAACTCTAACGGTTATATTGATGGTTGAACAAGGCTTTGCTGGTACAGCTTGGCTTAGTGAAGTAATTATCGTACCTTTTATGGTGTTCCAGATTATAAGTGCACTTAAAAATGCATCTATGGCTGGATTTATCAAGGTGGGTTTATTAAACGAAATCCTTGATAGAATAGATAAACATAAAGGTATTAGAAATGAAGAATCTAAAGAATAAAATATTTCCGTTTTTAATAGCGTTTTCAGCGCTATCAGTATCTGCTTCGGCCGCTTTCTACTCAGTAAGCGGCCTTAGCAAACTTTTTGCTGGTGCTAGTCTAGAGGTCATTATTATGGCCTCTTCACTTGAGATAGCTAAATTAGTCATAGCTTCCTTACTTTATCAGTATTGGGACACTATTAATAAAGGTCTTAGAGCCTATTTAACAATAGCAGCAGGTGTACTTATCTTAATCACTTCAGCTGGTATTTATGGTTTCTTATCTGCAGCTTATCAAGAAACAGCAAATAAAGAAGGTATCACAACTCAACAAATTAGTGCTTTAGAAACTAAAAAAGCATTATACGAGGAAACAAGAGATAATCTTTTAGCAGATAGAAAATCAAATAATGAACTTAGGGGTACACTATCTAGGGGTTCAACTACTCAATATACAGACAAAAATGGTAATCTAGTAGTTAGAACTAATAACTCAGCTATTCGAAACATTGAATCAACAGCTAAAGAAAATGAAAGACTAGCTGCTAAATTAGATGTAGCTAATGATTCTATATTTGCTCTTGAAACTCAAATTTTAGAGGCTAAAGTAAATAGTGAAGCATCAAGTGAATTAGGCCCACTTAAATATCTCTCAGAATTGACTGGGGTTGAAATGAATCGAATCATTAACTGGTTACTTCTAGTAATCATCTTTGTATTTGATCCTTTAGCAATAGCACTTGTAATTGCTGCTAACTTTGCCTTTAATCAACTACGCTCTAAAGAAGGATATGACATGTACAAAGAATATCCTTTAGAAGAAAAAGTAGAAGACATGAGAAAAGTAGTTGACTCATATGATGATTTGAAGGATGAGATAGAAAACCATGAAGGAAGTGATATCTATACTGAAAAAGAATTAGAAGAATTAAAGGATTGGGATGTAACTTTAATGGATGGTTTAGATGATGAAAAAAATGATTGGCAAATTATAGATGAAGAACCCCAAATTGAAGTTAAAATGAGTGGTGAACCCTCTTTAGACGGAATCCAAGAAACTGAAAGTCATCCTGAAGAAAAACTACTAAACAGCCCTGGTATTTCGGCTTGGCGTAAGAAAAAAATTAGAGATTATTTAGATGGTAAAACTAAAAGTTACTGGTAAAATTTGGAGCCCCGAAAGGGGCTTCGTACATTTATCTAAATAAAAAATAAAGTTATGGACCAAAAGGAACAAATGCAATTGCTAGACGAACTAATGTCAATTAGTCAAATCATGGATGAGCTTTACCGCTACCATCCCGAAAACTCCAAACAAGTAGATGTGGTATCAGAATTCAAGGCGTTGGCAGAACGCAAAGCCGAAATCGAAGCAAAACTGGGTTAGTAAGATGCAAGCTGAGGAGTTGGTTAACCACTCCTCTCTTCGTACCTTACGCGAAATATTAAAAAATAACCCTGGAACAATCGAAGATGCCTTTTAACTGTTTTTTAGATACATTTATTACCCAACCAGAAGAGGTTGTCAACAAAGAGCTATCTAAACTCAAACCACTCAACTACAATAAGTTTATGTGGTGGCGCACCCATGCCCAACCAGGTGCCCCACTAGGTAAACGTGCTCCGTTAAAATCCCGCATTGTAAACGGTGACTTTGATTTTTCATGCTACTATTGGCAAGCACAATCTACTGCGATTAATGCGCGTAAAAAACTCAATTTAGACAAAGATGATTACCAAATGCAGTACGAAAAAGTTACTGTTGATGTTGCTCGTTACCGTCGTTTGCAAATTGATTTTGAAAAAGAAGAAAGTGCTCGTATCGAGGCTATTGTCGATGCTTTTACTATTTCATTCAAAATTGATCGTGAAGAATTGCTTGATAGATTGTGCAACTGGCCTTTTGATTTGTTATCGTTTTATGAATCGCTTGAGGAATTTGGAACACCTACTGCTGTAGAAATTCGTAAAAGAGGTCGACCAAAAAAACTTGCTTTAGCAAAGTAAAATATTTATATTTAAGTTATGATTAAAATATCTCACGAAACCCCTCTATGTTTACTAGGGGATAGTCGTTTATTTAACGACTACGATTATTGTCTCCCTCATTTGCTCGATCAAGAACAAGGATATCAAGACTATTTTACAACCTCTAAGGCACAAGGACGCTATATTATAATGGATAATTCGCTTCATGAATTAGGTGAAGCATACGATAGCAATCGTCTATTATACTGGATCGATCAGTTACGTCCTAATGAGTTTATTGTTCCTGATGTCTGGGAAAACCGAGACAAATCAGTGGTTAATGCTCGTCAATGGTCCCAGTATGAATTACCTAAAGGAGTAGAAAAAGTAGCAGTAGTTCAAGCAACTACAATTCATGAAGCTGCTACTTGTTACCAAACCTATAAAGATCTAGGTTACAAGAAAATTGCATTCTCATACGGTGCTTCTTACTACAATGATGTAGTACCTCACCCTAATAAAAACTTAGGTAAAGCACTTGGTCGCCTGTCCGTAATTTCAGCTCTACATAAAACTGGAACTATTGATTTAAATGATCGAGTACACCTATTAGGATGTCAAGTACCACAGGAATTTGGGTGGTATCGTGGCTTTAATTTTATTGAATCAATTGATACTTCAAACCCAGTAATGGCTGCTTTAGAGGGTATGCGTTATTCAAATTCAGGTTTAACTGAAAAACCTAAAGCAAACATGAACGACTATTTCTTTATGTTATCTGATCAAGTTGACTATGAACTTTTATCTCATAACATTCTAAAGTTTCGTGAAATTAATGATTTGTAAAAGCGTTTGCCTATACGCTCACAACACCTGGCACATTAAATATTTATAATAAACATGGCAAAACACGTAGTAGTTTCATTATCAGGAGGAATGGATTCCTCAACATTGTTGCTTCGTTGCTTGAAAGAGTACGATACAGTAACAGCACTTTCATTTGATTATGGTCAAAAACATAGAGTAGAGCTTGAACGAGCTGAATCATTAATAGCTTATTTATGGGTTAATGCTACTGAGGATTCCAGTAAATTAAGTTACCAACAAATCCAATTAAATGGATTAGCTGACCTGCTTAACTCAGCACTTGTACAAGGTGGGGCTGAAGTACCTGAAGGACACTATGCTGAAGAAAATATGAAAGCAACAGTTGTTCCTAATCGTAACAAAATCTTTGCTTCAATCACTCAAGCAGTTGCACTTTCAATTGCTGATAAGACAGGTGAACAATGTGATATTGCAATGGGCATTCATGCTGGTGATTTTTCGATCTATCCGGATTGTAGAGCTGAATTCCGCGATGCGGATGATGCTGCTTTCCGTTTAGGTAATTGGGGAGCTGAAAAAGTAGGTT